ACAAGGTACAAATTAAATTTAAATACTCCTTTTGGTGTAGAATTTATGTACATAGGTATATCTAAGTTTTCATTGCACTTATCAATCATAGCATCATACTTTTTCTTTTCAATTAAAAGAGTGTCGTAGTGTGCTGCTCTGCATTTTAATTCAATACGATGGGAAGTTAAAGGACTGTAACAATCCCATCTGCTCATTTGCTTTTTAGCTTTTACTAAATCTTCGTAGCAACAACCAATAAGGTATTCAAACAAATCCTTTTCTTTCCACTTATCCATTAAGAATATTCTTTAAATACTCGTTCTAACTTCTTCCAAACACCATTTAAAAAACAACTACTGCAACTTGTCAATTCTCTATTGTCTTTAAATACTCTGTTGTAAATAACTAATAGTTCTTTTTGTTCAGGTACTGTAACTTGGTTTATTTTTCCAATACGTTCTGATAAATAATTGTATTCATCTTCTGTAAAACATAAAGGCTTTTGGTATGGAAATATGTGATTTAAAACTTTTTTTCTTTCATCACAGCCACAATCTTCGCCTGCTAAAAACTTAACAGCTTTTTCTATTCCTGTTGCTTTTGTAATCTTTGCAACGGTATCTCCAACACCTTCACTTTTATTAGCGTGGTTCTTTTTCCATTCTTTGTAAGCCTTGCTTCTTTTGTCTCCTTTAAATTCTTCCATAATTTTTAAATTAATTCGTAATCGTTATTTTTGTAATCTTCATAATCTTCTCCAAACTTTTCTTTTAATTCTTGCTTTGCATTTTTTAAAGTGTGGTATATACTTACCCAACTTATTCCTGTTTCAGAAGCTATACCCCTTATACTTAAATCAGAATCACGATATAACAAAAAAAGTTTTCGTTCATACCATCTCCATTCATTTATATGTTTATCTATTAATTGACATATTTCATTATAAGCTACTTGTTCATCCAACGAATCACTGTATTCCACTTGTTGGGTATATTCTTCATCGTCAAGATAAACTTTGTTAATTTTCTTCTTACTATTATAATATTGATAAAAAATTGACCGTAAAGTGAAATAAATATATCCCCTACTAACAACCCCATCTTTAATAATTTTTTTTTCATCTGCATATTTATATAGCACAAGATATAATTCCTGTACAATATCTTCAGCATAATTAAATTCGCCAAAGGCATTTACTATTTTAATCCACTCGTTATGTCTTTTAAAAACTATTCCGAGCCACTCTGTTGGTTTATCCATATCACAGTTATACTAATTACCCCCAACAAACTTTGCAGGGTGTACTCGTCTCCTTCTGTATATTGTTCTTTGTGATATAAAAATCCAAACATCATTCCTTTAATGGGACTTATTATAATGTCAGCACCTTTATTATGTCCTATAATAATAAAAATAAATGCCACAATTAATAAAAATCCTATTACTATCATAATTGAAATTTTTGTACTGGTTCTGTATTATGCATTAAATCTTTTCCTAGAAACTCAAATCCTACATTGTTTACTTTCATCTTTAAACTTATAGGCTGCTCAAACGCTGTTGGTCTTGCGCCAGTCTCGTTCTCTTTAATTTTTTGCACGTGAATATGACTATACATCCAATCAGTAGAATGAGCCACATATCTATGCAATGTCCATACGTCATCAAACCTAGCTGAAACCTTTGAACCACCTTCTGCATCACTCATTGCTAATGGTCTTGTTAATCCTTCAAATTCGTGTCCTGAATGATGAACCTGACGTAGTGCAGAACTGACACCGTGCATATTTACACACAATTGAATATTATTTTTTCTACTAAATATCCTTAATTCAGAAAGTACTTGATAGTCGTAATCGTGTGAATTACCTACCATCTTTAATATTGCAGCATCTTTTGATAAAGAATTATAAGGGTCTATTAATAAACCATCGTAATTCCAAGCATCTTTTATCTGTTGTGCTTCTTTTAACAAACTTTTATAAGTATATAAATCTTCTACGTCTATAATTTTAAACCTACTATTTGCCCATTCAACCGCATTATTAATTAATGTATCACTTGCCTTTTGTATAGGCTTACCCATATAAAATTCAATAATCTTTCTTAGTATAGATTCAGGTGTATTTTCACTTGACCAAATTAAAAATTTAAGATTGTGCATCTTTGCCCATAATACATAAAAATAAATTAAGGTTGTGGTCTTACCTACGTTTGCGTGTCCTATAGCTGCTAATGTATTTCTCTTAAATCTTATATGTTCATCAATCTCTGGTATTCCAATTTTTAAACCTTCCTTTACCCTACCGTACTTTATGTCTAATATTTTATCTTGTAGTTTCTTTGCTTGTGCTATCATATTGCTTGTGTAATTTGTTTGTACTTTTTTTCTACTTCTTTTGAGTTTACTTCTCGCTTTTCTACTTTATAACCTGTAATTGCATTTACGTTGTAATTCCAAAAGTCATCAGGAAAAGGGTCTCCTTCTTTGTATTGTTTCATATAAGGTATAAAAAAAGGGGGTCGTTAAACCCCCAATTAAATTAAAATGGTAAATCTGCCGTTTCTTCTCTTGCAGGTTGTTGTTCGCTATTGGTTACATTTCCAATATAATTGGCAATTTTCCAACCGTTAATACTATTGTAGTACTTTCCGTTATATTCATTGCCACGAATATTAATAGAAACAGAAACAGGGTTACCTACCTTAAAGTTATTTAATAGTAATGTTTTGTCTCCCATAAAGTCAATAGCAATATCTTGTGGGTATTGTTCAGTTGTTGTTACTACAAGCTGACGCTTTGCCCATTCTTTTCCTGCTTTAGACGTTCCCGTTTCCGTGTCCTGAATTAATTTGATGTTTCCTGTAATTTCCATAAATAGTTATTTTAATTGATTTATTATTATATTTAGTTGTGTAATATACTTTTTTTATTTTACAATTTTGCGAGTTCATCAGCAACTTTTTTAGATACTTTGTATTTAGTCTTAATTGCATCTATTGAACCACCACCTTTAAGGTATTCTATTGCCTTACTGTATTCAGGTGTGTTAGTGTTTAACCATTTTAATTCTTCTGTTTTACCACTTGCTGCATTACCATCGTCATCTTCTGCTTGTAAACCAAGTAAAGAACCTAATGTATATCTTCTGTAATAAGTAATACAACTTCCTAGCTTTTGTGGGTCTGTTATTTCAGGTAGTTTTAAACCACTTATAACACCACCTGTTCCATCTACACATATTAACTTGCTTACTACCATATCTTCCTCAATTGGTTGCAATAGAAGTAATCTATGTTTGTTTAGTAAAGGTTGTAATTGTTTAATAAGTGAATTAATATCAAAATACTTTGATTTGTAAAATGGGTTTTTAGCATCTTTGCTAATCGTTCCAATCTCTTGCTGTAAGTTAAACAGCTTTTCGTTAATACTTGTTTCTTTGCTCATTGTTCTGTTGTGTTAAAATTAATTGATTTTTTAATTGTTGATTTTCGTGTTGCAGTTCTTGTACCTTGCCATAGATTTCTGCATATTTTAATTGTTCCATAGTGTAAAGTTATAAAAAAAAATTAACATAACAAAAAAAAGGGTAAGAAATTAATCCTACCCCTTTCAAACAAAGAACAATATACAAGAAAAAATCAAGTAAGTTTTTTCAGCTTGTCGCTGTAATCGTTTATCATATCTTCTAATTCGTAGTTTGTAAACTTGACTATTTCTTTACTTTGTAAATATAATACATTTGCAACTTCCGAACCTAAAAAAAGTGAATATTTATATTGTTCTCCTGCTCTATATACATTACAAGCTACACATTGAGGTTTTACATTACGTTCATCCCAACGAATAGAATAATGTTTCCTACTCATAAAATGTCCTGCTTGAATTTCCTTCCAATGGAACGTCTTATTGCAAGTAACACAAGTACAATATCCATTGTTGTCCGCATTGCTTCTTCTTATGTATTGGCTAAATACCGTATCAAGTTTCTTAACTAGTTTACTTCTTGTAGGTTTTTTAGCTGTTTTAGGCATTAGTCAAATCCTTCTCATTCATATGAGCCTCTAATATATATCCATCTAAAGGATTAATTACAGAGATAGCTCTATATATCTTACGACTCATTGTTTTTACTTTCTTTTTTTCAGATACTGTTGAATCAATACCTAATGTAGTGTACATATAAGCATCTTCCATTAGTAGTTCATCAACCTTTCTTTTAACAGACCAAGTTTTAT